GTGAAGAGGCTGATGATATTGAATATGTAGATCGTGGTTATCATAATGAGGAAAGAACAATTAAAATATTAGACGGCGTAGGCAACCAAATTGATATTACCGGATTATTTGACCAGGATAGACACTCAAAGGTATTAATTGGTTTGGCTGATTACTATTTAAATAAAGTCAATGAGTATCGCTCAGAGAAGGCGACGGTGAGCCATGACTAAACAGGAAATACTGGAATGGCTGGAACGATTGGCTCACTTTCGCACCGAATCGATTACCAACGAAACAGAGCGCGAACGCATGGCTGCTAACGAAGAGTTTAATACCGGGTTTGATTGGCTGATACGCGATCTCAAAACGGATCTGGAAAGCGAGGCAAACCGATGACTGTATTATCATTGCCCCATCCGTCAGCAGATTTGCTTGCGCCGTTCCTGGAGTCACAAACCACAACCCATACCCGTATAGCCTACAGCGCCGATCTACGGGCGTTCTTCGGCACGGATTTGATTACGATTAACCAGGTGACATCGATAGGTTTTGAAGATGTTGAGCAATACCGGAACGACCTGGTCGCGGAAGGTAAAAAGCCGACGACGGTGAACCGGTATCTCACCAGCCTGTTTGCGTTTTTTAAGCGATGCGTAGCGTTGGGTTTGATTGCACGTAACCCGGCAGACAGTGCCTTGGTCAAACGATTGCGGATGGCCGATACCTCAGTAGGCAAAGCGATTGCACCTGAACATATAGCCGAAATGATTAGCCTTGCAAGCAAGCACGACAACCGCTTGATTGCATTGCGCGACGTAGCATTGCTCAAGGTTCTATTGTATGCCGGTCTACGGCGCAACGAGGCTTGCAGCATGCAATGGTCTGACCTGATTGTCGAAGGCGGTCATACAATTGTTATACTGCGTGACACAAAGGCCGGAACCGATCAGCATGTAAAGCTGGCCCCTATTGTTGTCGAGGCACTCACCGCGTTGTCGGACGCATACAACGGCGAGTTTGATTACGTATTTGTATCATTGCATCACAAGAGCAGATACGGCGATCAGATCAGCAGTAAGGCCGTGCGCGATGTAGTGGTGCGATACGGCGAGATGATTGGATTAAAGATTACCACGCACCAGTTACGCCATACATGCGCTACCTTGGCTATGGAAGGTGGAGCGAAACCCCAACAGGTTCAATCGCATCTTAGGCATAAGGATATCAAAACGACCATGCGCTATTACACGGAACGCGATGCCCTATCGGATAACGCAACCGATTACATATCGATTGGAGTGGGCAATGAGTGAGCAAACGCCCGGAGAGCGCATCAAAGAAGTGCGTGAGAGTTTAGGTCTGAGCCAGCGCACGTTTGCCGGTATGATTGGAGTCACGGCCATCGCGCAAAACCGGTGGGAACGCAACAAGGCAGAGCCGTCTGAAACCATCATACGCTTTGTTGAATTAATTGCAACATTGAAACCTGGAGCAGATTGGCTTAAATTGTATTCGTCGTAACCTTTTGGTTATGGTAATATGATAGCAGTCGCTAATCGGATAGACCGGTTGGCGGCTGTTTTTTTGTATATCATATAGCTACATTGTCATTACATTGCTATACGATTGCCAACTGGCAATTAATTTTATCAAACTTTTTTGCAACCAACAAACAACAATATGGGTTCATTTTCGCACCTGTTAAGTTGGTCATTTGTTCACCCTTGAATAACAATACCCCTATATAAATAGCGTTTTAATTACATAGTCGTCATATTTTGCACTGTTTTTGATTAGCAAAATGAACACATAAATGGGTTTGTTTGAGATTTGCACTATCTTTTGTGCATTGCTATAATACTCACCCCCACAGGAGAATTTGATTATGGACGTGAGTAAAGCAGTGCAGAAAAACATACCGATATTACTGGCCCGAACGTCAATGTCTCAGGCCACACTTGCAACAAAATCCAACGTATCGAAAGCGTCCATACAGCGAATTATGAACGGCGAAGTCTCACCCACACTGCATACGCTGCAACAACTCGCCAGTGGGTTTGGTGTGCCTCCGGCAACGCTGATAGAGGCTGGCCTTGATCGGAAATCATTGACAAGTGTCAAAAAAATAGACACGGCGATTTTTGACATTTATAGCAATTTGTACGATGGCCCGGAAACAATCAAAACAATCAATAAATATTTTGCCGACGATTACAAGCTGATCTATGGCGACCAGCCACTGGGCAGTCCTAATCGCGTAGGTTGTACCCTTGCAGAAGAACTGGAATCCAATAAAAACTTAAAATCAAAAAAAATGGTTTTGCTGGTGAAAAGCGCATGGCTTAGTGCAGACCAAGTTAACGTGTTTGTGGACATTGTAGACAATCACGCCGGCGATCCGGTTGCCGTCGGCCTGAACGCATCAGCGCACATACGGACTACAGCAATTATTGATAGCTGGTGCATGTTGCATTCGGTGCGTGAGATTTGCGACGGAGCGCCAGTAAAAATTAAAACCCGGACACTAAAATATATAGACACGATAATGAGCTAACATAAAAAAAGCCCACGCGGTGCTGTAACACCGTGTGAGCCGATTACAATCCACCTCACTCGCTAAAGAAAGTAGGAAAGTATGTTGTCAAATATGCTGAACGGCTGTGCAATAGTCAAATGGCTTAAACTGCACGGCTACACAGTTGCCCTCACCCTCACATCGTTGTATGTCTTCGCGTTTTTGTTTGTGCCTTTCATTATGGAGGTGCTGAAATGACAGAGATGCGAACCTTTCCGCCCAAATTAATTTTTGACAGTAAGGTTGTTGAAGTAACTCAGGGCAAAGACAATCGTGGTGACCCCACTACCCTACTGCCTGACGGCACGTCGCACGACCTGATCCTCAACTACGATACACCATTGGAAAAGGATGGTAAATACGGGCCTTACTTTATTTACAACGTAGACCATCAGGGCGTAACCCACACCATGTTTTGTAATCCGCGCCAGCATGAGGCGATCCAGAATGCCGGTGGACATCGTGGCTCTACGATTCATATTCAATGCGACCGTGAGGAGTTCACTGGTAGAGACGGCACACAGAAATGGGCGCCGGTTTGGACGGTTACCTGCACTGCTGCACCCAATACAACCGTAGATAGTTTTCTCGCTTCTGAACAGACCCAACAGGCTGCTCAACAGGCAACCGAACAACTCAAACCAACTAATACACCCCAACCACAAGCTGACCTGTTAGGGGGTGATCTATGAGCCTACCTGACGTTGGCTTTCGGCCTGACACGCCTACTGCTCTAACCATCATCGACTGCGCTGTTTGGCCATACACGGTCCAAGCCGGAACAACCCAAGCCAAGTTCAAAACGGATGCCCATTCTGCAATCTTAAAAGAGCTACAACCGATGTCGATTGCTCAAGGCGATACGATCCAGGTCACGGCCAGTAAGCGAACAGACGGTAGCGTAGCGTTTGCGGTAGAAATGATTGCACGGCATCGACCGGAACCAAACACTGAAGAACATGCCGAATGGAAATTTGAAGGCATTGTGATGATGATGCGCCGTTGTATCAGCAGTGCAATCAATAACTGTAAGGCAAACAACTTGGAGCCTACATCGGAACTGGTTGGCCCAATGGCTACGTCCATGTTTATCCAATGCTGCAAAAGTTTCGATGTGAATTATCTGATCGGCGATCCGGATGACCTACCATTCTAAGCTCGTTATCAGAGGAGCCATGCCCAATCTCAACACGGTGATAGCTGCAACCAAACGGCACTGGTCGCACTACTCCAAAGAGAAAAAGCGTTGGACTCAGATGGTGCGCGTTGAGGCGTTGGCACAAAAGCTCACACCAATCACGCAACCCGTGTGGGTTCGCTCAGAATATTACTCAAAAAACAGACGTGCTGATCCGGACGGTATTCGCATAGCAGCAAAATACATTTTGGACGGATTGGTCGAAGCACAAGTTTTACCCGATGACTCGCAAAAATGGATCATCGGTTTTGTGGATCGGTTTGACGTGGACAAAAACGACCCACGAATCGAAGTCGAGTTAATGCCGGAGCCGGATGGCTTATGAGCAACCAGTTGTTGGTCGAGAAAACAGACGGCTACCTACTCAATGTCTACGCAGATCAAATCGTGGACGTTGTGCCGTCTGCGGAACCCGACCGGCAACCTTGTGCCATCGTAATGCGATACGGTGATCCGGTTTTGTTATCGGAAGAAACAAACGTGATACAAATCATTGAATGGTGGATAGAAAATTTGGAAGAGTCACGAACACGCATCACACCAATGGGGCGCGTGGAGCGTATGGGGGCCGGGTCGTCCGGCTGCGCTCAGTGACTTAGGGGTGGGCCGGAACTAACCCCTCTGGCCTACCCCGTCTAATACAAAAATGGAGGTAGTAATGGAAGAGTATACAGCAACAACACTGGAACGAGCCAGACACGTTCTCAAAAAGTTTCCGCTATCCAGCGGTGCAAAAATGGCAATAGGTAAAGACCTGGAATACGGCTATACATGGGCTGCGCTTGAGCAAAACAAACGCGCACTCACCGCAGAATTACCGCCACGTAAACCGGGCGTGTTTACCGTTTTTTCGCTTGAAGGTCACACCTTAAATCTCACCGGCAAAGCCCTTAAACAGATGATCGAAAATGCTCGAACCAGACACCGAAACACCCAGGCCCGTATTAACGCTCACGCAACACGCTCAACTTACTTTACAAAAAATGATCCAAGAAAAATCGCGCACGATACCGCCAGCGCAAAACGTACACAACGAGACTATCAGGCTCGCATTAGAAATACTTTCCGAATTGCTGGATGGGGCGACGCTGAGTTCACCTTTGCTGATGAAAGCGATTATCGAACTGATCGAAGAAGAGGTGACGTGGCTGAAACGCCAGACGATACAGCACCAGTGGCTGATGGAAAACAGACCGCAACCGGCAGTGCGATATCAGACCAAAGGGCCGGAACCACTGGAGCTATCGACTCCGGTCTATCGACGGCTGAAAGAAGTGGGCCTCAGTTACAGCCACGAAACGAAACTGTGGTCTGGGTGGCAGACGGACGAGATGGTCATAACCGCAAACGAATTGTTGTCCGTGCAGGGGCGACTGATCTAACGGGTGAGCTATGAAACCGCGCAAGTATGGTTGGGCAGATAAAGCTGCTCCGTACAAGTCATGGCGCTATCAGTGGAACGTATCGGGTGTGCATGATGTAGACCAGATCGAATGGCGCGGAGACTACCCTGTTGCCCTGCTTGAGTTGACCACTCATCGGCACATCAATCTGAAGGTAAAAGACAAGGTCGCTCATCGTCTCTGGTATCAGTTCAGTGGCAAGAAACTACGCCATGTAGCCGAGGCATTAGGCGTTCCGTTCTACATCGTTCTAACAACATTTAACTCAGAAGAGATCAGCGTATGCCATCAAACAAGTCCGCACTCCGAATGGGTCGATATGTCAAGAGATGTCTACCGGCACTGGTTATCCTCGTTGGAGCCATTGCGCTCTACCAGAGGTATAAACGCAACCAAAGTTATGAACAGCCAATAATATGACGGCCTACTATAACGAAAACGACAAACAAACTTGTGCCTGGTTACGCGAACTGATTAAACAGGATCTAATCGCACCGGGTGACGTAGACGAGAGAGACATTAGAGATGTTAGATCAAATGACCTTGTTCAATATAAACAAATTCACCTCTTCGCCGGCATCGGGGTCTGGAGCTACGCACTCCGACAAGCCGGATGGCCGGACGATAGACCCGTCCTCACCGGAAGTTGTCCATGCCAGCCATTCTCATCAGCCGGAAAAAAAGATGGAACAAAAGACAAGCGACACCTCTGGCCGGAAATGTTTCGCGTCATCGCCGGTCTACCAGAGAGCAAAAGACCGCCAACAATATTTGGTGAGCAGGTTGCACAAAAAGCTGGTCAGGCTTGGTTCGACGCTCTACAAGCAGACCTTGCGCGAGAAAAGTACGCCGCAGGGTTGGTCGTTTTTCCAGCTTGTAGCGTCGGCGCACCGCACCTCCGGCAAAGACTCTACTGGTTCGCCGACAACGTGGAACAGCCCAACAGCAATGGACGGCAACAGAGGGCCACATGCAATCACGATGGACAAAAACGGCAACGCACAACGGATCAGCAAAACAACCGGTACGAAGTTCGGAATGACACTGGTGACACAGAGCCAACTGACGGGGTGGCCAACGTGCAATGCAAGCGAAACCTGCGAGAAATTGGAGACAGTAGAAAAACGGAAACAGAGACGCAAGAAAGAAGGCAAAAGCGGAGGGCTGATGAAACTTGGCACAACAGTCCAGCTGACGGGGTGGAGCAGTCCAACCGCCTCAACCGGAGGGCCATCCAAAAATCCGGACAATCCGCGAGGGGCAAATGCCGGAAATCCACTGGCAACATCAGCGACACTCACGGGGCCGGCCCGATTAACGGCTACTGGCGAAATGCAGATTGGATCTGGTGCAGAGATCAAAAATGGAGGCCAACTGAACCCGGCCTTGCCCCGTTGGTTGATGGGTCTTCCGCCCGAATGGTGCGCCTCCGCGGTTACGGCAACGCCATCGTCGCGCCCCAAGCGCAAGCGTTTATAGAATCCTACATGGAGACAGAATAATGCACAACCTACCCATACTCGGCACGGCACAAGTTTCACACATGTTTAGCATACCCGTACGCAGACTTACCGCGTTTGCCGATTTGCAGATCGTCGATCATCACGACCAGCGACCCGGCACCGGCACGACCAGACGCTACAGCATTGCAAACCTTATGATGACTAAACTTGCGTGGAACTTGCAAAGGCTTGGCGTAGCTCCAAAAAAGCTATCATTCAAAGCAGAGTTATTGAACATTGGCATTAAGAGGTATTTAGATGAAACGAAAAGCTCATCACGATATATGTCGCTCTATGTTACGTCAGATTTGGCTGTAAAAGTATCGTGGCACACCAGCACAAATTTTCCTTACACAACGTCCATTTTAATTGATTTAAAAATGCTGCACGAAGATGTGATGGACGCACTTAAAAACGAATCGGAATATTTATGCCAGATGAAATAGAAATCCAATATGAGATAACCATACCGGTTGTCATCACCGCCGACATTTTAGGCGAGAACCGCGATGCTCGTTTTGATGAGCCAAGCGAGGGGCAGTATGCTGGCAACATCAAAATAACTTGGAACGACGACGACATCACAAACAAAATTGATGAAGAAGAAATTGAACTTTTGCGAAATACCATAGACGGAGAAATACAATACAGAGGAGCAACCGATGGATAAACGACAATTTCGAGATACGCACAACACGCCAGTGACTCCGGCACAACAACGGGTGCTGGATGTCATACGGCGACACTTAGAGGAACACAATCGCACACCGACCATCCGGCAGATATGCGAAGAGCTTGGCTTGAAGTCCACGTTCTCTGTCAGCACCCAGATAAACCGTTTGCAGAAAAAGGGTCATTTAGCATACGGGCCAAGAGTCGCATTGTCTGACCGGTATCGAACCGTTGTCCTGGAGAAAAGCGAATGACAGATAAAACAGACCAACTCAAATTGCTGACCGTGCCGGAAGTGGCAGAGATGTTGTCCATTTCTATCAACAAAGTTTATGCACTGAAAGCAATCGGTGAATTGCCTTTTATTAAAATTTCTGCATCAACTCGCTTTGATTTGGCTGATGTTCAACAGTTTGTTGCCGACCGTAAACAAGGGGGCAACGGAATCGAACGGTAGCATTATGGTAGCAAACGGCCTACTTTAAACCAAAACAACCACCTACAAATTAATGTAAGTGGTTGTTTTTTATGGCTCCGGCGGTTGGATTCGAACCAACGACCAAGTGATTAACAGTCACTTAACGTAGAGATTTGAGCTTTTAATAAAAACAACAACTTATGCACTTTGTGCTTGTATAGCAGTATAAAGATAGCTATATTTTCCTACGTAGCAACCCACACGCATACCGGCAAATGCTCTCTTATGGTAGCATTTCGGTAGCAAAACATGGAGGAAAGAATGGCTGCTAAAAAATATAATCAGGGCAGTGTTACTTACTTTAAGCGCGGAAACACTTGGACTGCCTATTGGCGACAAAATGGTATTAGAAAATGGAAGTCTTTAAAGTGCGAAAACTTGCATGTAGCAAAAATCAAGGCAAAAGAATTAAACGAGGCAATTGAAGGTGGCACATTTGATAAAGTGCAAGAGGTCAAAAAAAACAGAGGCGTAACCTTTGCCCAAGTTGCCGAAGAATACTTTAACGGCGATACGAAAGAAACCCCTCTACTTAAAAAAAGAAAACTCAGACCAGCTTGGAAGAAATCCGATGAAACACTAAAACAAGAACGGTCAAAATTAACGTGTCTTGCACCGGATCTTGGCAACGTGCCAGTGCAGTCGATGACGGGCGAATTTATCTCTGATTATTTAGCAAAGAAGAGTAAAAAAGGTATACGTGGTTTGGAAGGTGGCTGGAAGGAATCTTCGCGCAATCGTTATAAATCTTTTATATCGTGCGTTATGCACCTTGCTGAACAAAAGAACTATATAAATCGTTGGCCTATGGATGATGTGATACACGTAGAAGAAGTTGTCGAAGAGAAAGAACCACTGACACAAAAACAGTTTGAAATGATGTTGTCATATCTACCCCCTTACGTGCGTGTCATTATGTGCTTTCTTCGTTATACAGGTATGAGAGCCAGTGAACTGCATAGCTTGAAATGGCGTGATGTTAAATGGCCTGACGACGGATCTATCGGCTACATACAACTACGAGCAGCTAACGAAAAAGGAACTAAACTAAGCAAGCGTGATGAAGGCAGAAAAATATACATGACCCGTTACATAAGTGAAAAGTTAGAAGAGATGCGGAGTGGAACAGAATGGGTAATTAACAACCGCAGGGTTATTGTATGGCCATCTGATAAAAACCTTAACGATTTAATCATACCGCACATGAGCATCGCTAAAGCAATAGACAAAGCAGTTGCCAAGTTGACCAAAGCTACTGAAAAATTTAAAGGCGAAAAAAGATGGACGATTGAGAAAGTTACACGCCATCTAATGCGCCATACATGGGCAACGGACATGGCGAAAAACAATGACGTAAAAGATAGCGTTTTGATGCGAATGGGTGGATGGTCATCGCATTCAATGATGATGCGCTATGCAAAAGAAGAAGACAACTTACAAAAAGAGGCCGTCAGCAAACTGGACGGATATGGAGATCCTGGAGATACCAATTTAGAAGTCATCAAATCAGCCTAACACAAGAGCCGCACCGGGCGTGGCAACACCCACACGAATCGCCACAAGAAGTTAAAGCCCGGCACGGCCATTTGTTATTTAGCGTGGGCATCTACATAGGCTTGACCCAGCACATACGCTGCGGCTACCAGAGCGATGGGCCATGTGACCTCAACGGCACCGGTTCCGGCTGCTGCTGTGATGGCAGCGGTTACGCCGAGTTTTCGGCTACCTAATTTTTTTTTCAAATCATTCAGAAGTTTCATCGTTTTCGCTTTCCGCACTGGCATCCTCTTGTAGGCTCTCCAGTGCCGTTATTGCGCCGCTTTGACGTTGTATCAGGGCGTTCAGTTCCGTGACTTTTGTTTGCGCCTCCTGGAGCATCTGGAGCGCTTCCTGACGGTTGTTTGTTAGCTCGTCGATTTTGTTTACAACAGCCGATTCGGTCATCTTCCTCTCCTGTGGGTTAGTTGAGTTTCTCTATCGTTTTTTTGCTGTCTTTTTGCTTGCACGAAATGCCTTTGCAGTAGGCGCACCTTTAGTGCCGGGTTTACGCATCTTCTCACCCGACCCACCGGCTATGCGCTTACGTTTGGCATGGATATTCGCGTATAGTCCTCGTTTAGCCATAGATCACCACTTCGTTTTATGCGACCAATAACGAGCCGACATTTTAGATGGTTTAGAGTCTTGAGCATTGTGTCTCGCGTAGTAGGATTTACGCCGTGCTTTTTGCTTTGCTGACGTAGGGTTTTTACCGGCCCCCCTGACACCTTGTTGCCCGAATCGAATGGTTTTGGTTTGACCGCCCGACTTAGCCACTACCACATGCGACTTGGTTTTGTGGTTAGGCGTTCGCTTGGGTTTGTTGTAGGCGCTGACCCCTGCTCTTGCAAGTTTCGGATCTCGTTTTGCTGGCATCAGCGACCGACCTTGCCCATTGCTTTTTTGTGAGCAGCAGTGAATGTTGATCCTGCTCTCATTGATTTCCGCATCTCAGCCATGTGTTTTGCGGTGTGATGTTTGGCATGTCTGCTCAGTGCATTTTGCTGCCGTGTCGTTAATTTTTTTGCTGGCATTAGCGACCTCGTTTTTTGCTCTTTGGCTTGGCTTTGTTTTTAGCTTTAGCAGCAGCTTTTTTACCTTTTGCAGTATATGGATATTTCTGACCTTTTACCATTGGCATGTTAGCCTCCTTTGTTAGATGTGCCTAAATCCAATTTGTCGAGTTGTCGTTCGATGCGTAACGATCCTAATTCGTTGTTTGCCACACTCAGTAACGTGCCACCTATGATGGCTCCAGCCTCGTCTGTCTCATACACGTAAAACGTGGTAGTCGTTATTGCTGTTTTGCTAATTCTTGCCGGTCTTCGATCACCGCCTACCTGTATCCAACATGTCTGATTCTCGTCATATTTACTGCCAAAAAACACCGCGCATCCGGCCAGTATATTCTCTATTGAGTTTTTCAAAAACAAGAGCGCAAACCCAACCACAAACAGCCAAGAATACTGTTCTATAAGCAGACCGATACCGGACTGTTCACTAAATCTTTGTAACGCTTCTGCGGCTTCTTTTTCCATTCTTTTTTGCCATCCGCGCCTGTGGGCTACGTTTGTCTTTTAGACGCTTTCGGTTTAACAATTTTTCCAACCACGACCAAAAGCGGTTCATTTTATTTATTGCCGTTGGTCGCTTTGTAGACTTCAGCGAACATCACTGTCATCAGCCACACAATGACCCCGTAGACCGCCTCATGGTTCCAAAACTCCATCCATTTTTTGTCAGCACCGTTTCTCGCAAATGGAAAGCCGATGGTATGCCAGAGTTGATATAGGATGGTTACGCAAATCGTTGCACCGCCGGACCAGGCAGCGGCTTTCTTCGACTCGTCAGCGGCTTTTTGCCGTTTGGATAGTGTAACAATAGATCGCTTGGCGTGTTTGAGTTCGCCCTTCAATTCATCTCGGTCGTGACGATACTCTTTAGCGACTATGTTTTCAGATGCCACCATTTTACGCAGATGTTCGATCTCTTTTACCGCCTCGACGTACAAACGCCGTTGCCGTTCTGCTGATGGTATTTGCTCAGGTGATGGATACTTGGCCGGACTCATAGCGTTTAGCTACCTAATGTGGGCTTTGTGCCTGATGGAAACTCGGAAGTTTCGGGCCATTGGCGAAGTGCTTGCCTATATAATAGATACGCATCACGCTGTGGATGGTCTGTCAAAGGCACAATAAAATCCGTAGCACCCAACTGTTTGTCACGCCACATCCGTGCGCGGTTTTCTAATTCTCGGTCTGTAGGATCTGGGGGTTCCACTAATTCGTACGATCCACCAGACTCCGTGTATGTTTTACAAAATTCCTCATCGGCTACAATGATGTTCGTCGTACCATCTGGAAACGTAATTCTGTAGTTTGGCATAATGTGTCCTTTACAATGTTATCGGAAACAGCATCACGGCTCCGTTTCCACCAGCACCAGCGTACGCATCCATTGTGGTATCGTTGCTGGCGATTGCTCCTGACCCAGACCCCATGCAACCCTTTGAGCCATAGATGTGCGTATAGTTCGATTTATTGCCGTTTCCTCCGATGAAAGGACTCGGCATTGCGGAAAACTGAGTATCGGATGTAGTGAAACCTTGCGGAAATAAGCCTTCACCAACATGTTGCATGCCAGCCTGGTATGTCAGCGGTGCATCATTGTAGTTCGTACCAGAGATGTAGGCATTTTGATCGGATTGCAGATAAGTGAACAACTCTGGAAATGGCGTGAGCGAAACAGGTAATGGATACAAATAGTCTGTTGGCTTTGTTGGTTCTCGCGTTACTCCACCTCTGTCGTAATGGCTCAGGTTTCCACCTACCGGATAACCATTGTCACCCGTGCCAGATTCCTCAGTTGGCGTAAGGCCCGTAGCCCACAGGCCCACGGCACCACCCCCAGTACAACTCCGAGTAGATGTCGTAGTTCCACCTGCGCCACCTGCCCAATTTGCGATATTGCCCGTAGATCCTGCTGCGCCACCTGCACCACCTGAACCCCCGGCCCCCGAATGTATGGCCCCTGCTGCTCCACCATTTGCGGTCATGTCTGTTATGTCAGAACCAGAAAAACCAGAGTTAGCACCAGCGTTACCTGCCTGATGTGCATCGGACGTGTGACCTGCGCCACCAGCACCCACTGTCACCGTATACGTCACACTGCTACTCAGCCTGAGTCTGGAAATTGCTGTGGCACCTGCACCTCCTCCAGTAGCAGAATAATTCGCGTTTTCGGCTGATATGGCACCACTACCACCACCTCCAATGACATAGACTATACACTCCATGGAAGTGGCTGGACTCCACGTAGTAGATTTCTGCCACAATATATTTGGAAATCCAGTATCACCAGTTTTGCTGCCTAAAATTGCCATCCTATTTTATCCTTTAAAGTGTTGTCCAACCAATAGTTGAGTCCACATAAACACACTGGACTGCTGCATCGGTGAATAAAGTGCCATCTTCTGCCTGTGAGTTTATCTTCTCTGAATTGCGCCCAACGGTTACTGTTGCTGCTCCAACATTTTTAATGGTCACTGTGTTACCTGCACTTGGCGAACTTGGCAAAGTAATAGTAAATGCCGTAGATGCGTGGTTGCAGATTAACTGATCTTTGGTCGATGCAGTATAATTACTGGTTTTAACAGACCAATCTGAATACGCTCCTCCACCTGCATCAGTCCAAGATAACGTGCCACTCCCGTTGGTTTTTAATACTTGGTTTGCACTGCCATCACTGGCTGGTAAAACCCAAGCAGCCGAGCCTGATGCAATTGTTAAATTAGATCCATCAGACGATAAATATTCACCGCCTTCATCGTATAAATAAAACCGTCTATTATCAGCAAATCTTGCAACTTCGTTACCATCGTATTGTTGAATAACAATGTCTTTAGCGTCCACCAAAGGTTTAAAAATTACATCCGATGAACTGTTGGTAATCGACATCAGTTCAGTGCCACCGTCAGCGTATACAATGCCCTGATCCGCTGTATCTGAGTCGAGTGTAATTTTGTCTACCGTGTCTAATGTTATTGCGCCACTATCACTGCTTGCATCTGTAGTGGCTATACTATACACCCCTGCTGAACTAACAGCGTGAGTGACAAATTCTTGTGCATCGTATTTTAAAATTAATGGAGCAGTTGTGTCTGTGGCAGTAATAGCTCCACTGGCAATAGTTCCTACCCCTGAAATATTTGAGCTATCGTCTATGGCAACAGCCGAATTAGCTTGAACGGTAGATCCACCTGTGCCGTTGGCTGTTAGTACAATATTGTCTGTTGAACCTGTGCTACCTCCAATATCTCCACCAGACGATGCTGACCAGGAAGGAATGCCAGAATCAAGAGTTAATACGTTTCCGTTTGATCCAGCCGCTAAACGTGCAAGGTATCCACTTGAGTTACGGTAGTATATGTCACCTGTAGCATCCGATCCTACCGCTAATCCAAAGTTTGTAAAAATCACATCATCGGCAGATTCATCAATTAACACGCTTGATCCGCTTGTAGCACCAAAGAACTTGACATCATAGCCTGTATCGTCAACTCCAACTGTTACCGTTCCGTCGATTTGAACTGCTCCATCTATGTCTACTGCATCTAAGTTAGTTATTCCGTCTATGTCGGCATTTCCACTGACATCCAGTGAGCCAAAATCACCTTCACCGGCTACAGTAATACCAGCAGCCCCATCTAATACGGTTAGTCCTACCGCATCTCCATTGTCCGTAAACTTTAAATCTTTACCGTTTGTAATCAGCTTAATCGTAACATCGCCTGAGTTGCTCTCTGTGATGCTTAAAACGGACGTTCCAGCATCTTTGAAGGTAAACACGCCAGTATGAGCATCGAGCGTTAGATCGTCTCCTGAGTCGATTACAATGGGGTTTCCGGCTAATGTAGCGCCTGTCGTTCCATCGTGTGTAATTGTAAAATCAGACCCTAAACCTAACGACAATACAGCAGAATCACTTAACAATTTCAGATCGTCACCGATAACCGCATCCAGCGCCACAGATAGACCACCATCTGTTTGTAATGACCCGTCTGTTGTGGATGTAGCATTAGTCGTATTGTCTGTTTTTAGCAACCCTGATACCGTAAGGTTGTTTAACTGGTTTGACGATGACGTATCATCAAGATCTCGCGAACTGTCAACAACTAACGCTTTAGAGGCAGTAACCTGGCCGGCGCTTACGCCTAAGTTAGACGCATCCAGGCCTCCATTGACCGCGCTACTGGTCAGAAGGTTATCGAACTCGTTGTTGAGTTGCGCCGCTGTTAAAACCGCGCCTGATGAAAATGTATGTACCCTTGATACAGTACCCATGTTAATTTACCTATCTTGACGGAGGCAGTGTTGAGCCTCCACCTGTTGGTGGCGGCGTTGTTGGATTTTCAAATCTTCCGGCTCGACTAAGCGTAGCCAAAATGTTACGTCGCGTTTCTTCTTCTTGCCCTTGCTCAACAGCACGATTCGTAGCCACGCCACCACGCAAAAGACTTTTTAATGTGGTGATCTCTTGACTGCCTACCGACTGTTCTAAGATTTCTCTCATTGTTCGCACTTCGGTAAGCGTCTTAGCACGATCAGCCGGGGTGATTTTGTCTATGGATTTACCCGTGCGCTCCGCAGACAACTTATTCAGCAAAGGCACGTTACCGGCAGAAAGTATTTGTTCTAATCGACCTACGCCTTGAGTAGCGAGATCAACGCCTTTACCCGGCAACGAAGACAACTCTGCTGCACCCGAAGGCGAGTAGAGATAACTTAAAGCCATGCCACCATACTTTGGACTAAACCCTGCTAAAACAAGCGGAGCAGTTAAAACATTAAAAAGGTTATAACTGAGTGCTGCACGACCGATCTGGCTTATTTCTGATTTTACAACCAAACCTTCACCAAATATGGGTCGCATACTAAGGCCAACTATTTTTGGCAGTAAATCCTGACGGCCAGTATCGTCAAGCAATACACGCAGATTTCTCAATGCAATCTCACGATCTGCACCGCCAAATGCGTTCAATACTGCCTTGATAACTGTTTGTGGGTTTTTACTTTGTCGCAAAACGGCAAGCGTTTCCTCACCGCCAAACTTCAGTTGCGGATCTTTCACGCCTAATGTTGCCTCTATGTCATCTAAGCGCGTAACGTAATCTTCATACTCAGCCATAGCTGCTAAATACGGATTAGGCCCGGTTCCACTTACGCCAAGTTGCTGACGTACGTCTTGTGCATCGTATCTTTTAACTATTGCATCATAAACGATACCCCGTAACGTATTCAACTGACTTTGCGCTTGTCCTTCTGACGCTTTTTGCAGTTTAGATATTCTTCTTTTTGCTAAATCCAATTCTGCTATACTGGCATTTTCCGGCAGATTCATCACATATTCAAACGCCTCTTTTACCGCAGCAACCCCCTGACCCATTGCCGGTATATCCGTGCCTCCGAAATTGATGTTGTCCGGTTTAAATCCTTTTTCTTCTGGCGTAGCTGGTCGTTCCTTAAAAACCCTACCACCAACAGCACCGTATCCTATATCATCTTTTACCGTTCCAAACTCAAATACCACACCCTGATTGCGTAAATTTGGATCTTGGATAATGGCTTGCCGTATGGAAGGCATGTTGGTTTTAACTTTGTTCATCTGCAATGCTTGACGGGTATCCAATGTACCCTCACGCATTTTTTCCGACCATTCATTCACCGCTCCGGTAAGTTCAGAAATAATTTCATCGCCTACCGTAACGTAACGACTGCCTGTATCATACTCTCGGTTTGCCGCTTCAAGCATAATCTTACGTTGCGCCTGGTCATCAATGCGACTTATCCTGACAATCTCATCTATTACATCAGAACCAAGACCTGTTGTAAAACCCATGAACTGAGCAACAAGTCCATCTAATAATCCTTTTGTTTTAACGGGGCCAACCTGATCCATTGTGCGTTGACCTACCTGTTCTGTTACAAACTCTTCTGCTTTTTTGTTCAAATCTTTTATCGACTCTAAAGCAGACCTTCCACGCTCTCGTATAGTTTGACCTTTTCTTCCAAATATGTTTGCAAACCGACCATCAAACCCACTCTGTGCAAACTCTTTAAAACCAGTTATTGCCTCTTGAAAGTTTTTAAACGTCTGTTGCGCCTGACTACCTTGATAGGCTTTAGCTATAGGCTTAACAACAACTTCTTTGCCTACTTGTTTAATGCCTCCAAGTGCAGCCTTACCACTAAGCTCTGCTCCTTTTAACATACCTCTACCGATTGCTGTTGTCGGATCAAAAAGCTGAGATGCCTTTTCAACTTTTTCTGCACCTCTAACAAATCTTTCTGCCCCTTCTCTTACTTGATCTGCACCGCGTTTACCTGCCTGTTTAGCAACTTGTGCCGCCGTTCGTTTTGCTATGTTTGCTCCTAATCCAGTGCCACCAAGCAAGGTACTAATTGCTGCCAATGGCCGATTCTGCAACCCCTCTCCGGTAAAATCTAATGTTCCATCCGGACGGCGAGTAAACCCAACGTCAGCAAGCACACCTTCCTTCATTTCTCTTGCGACCTGTTTGCTCTCCGGAAAAATATTTGTTCCGGCCAACCCTTCAACAGCACCAATTCCAGCTTGCACCATTGTCTTTCCGGTTGTATACGGACTACTCAATGCTGTTAAAATATTCTTGCCTTCTTCTACTGCACTTTCCGGAATATTTTGCGCTGTACCTAACGCAGAGAATCCTTCATCCGGTATAAACGGAGCAAATATTGGAACGTCCTCTTCCGTGATCGTAATCTTTTGCGTTGGCGCATATCGCTTATGGTATCTTAGACCCAAAGATCGACTATCCACATCACGATACTTTGTAACGCCTTCGCTTTCTGCGGTTTGTTTTAAATATTCACCCAACTGTGTGTATGTCGGAGCTTCAATCTCCACTTGTGCATCCTGATCTCGCGTAGTTGTGACACGATTTTGTTCAGCCATTATTCATCCTCCAGATTTTCCAACGACTTCACAATAATTGGAGCATTGGTAACCTTTACCCCTGTATCCTGTTCGATCTGCGAAGGTGTGCCAAAAAGCCTATCGTAGTATCTGTCGAAACTTGCGCGTTCTTCTGGCGGTACAGCCTCAGACAGATAAGCGTTTAGTCTGCCACGCGCTTTACCGGCCAAATCTTTATACAGGGCATCACCCAATCGTTTCATTCTTCTCAATTGAGTATTTGAAAGAACGTGTCCAACACCTCTGGCACGTTCAAAAAACGCTGCAAGCTCTTGCTGGAAACCTTGCGCTCGTTCCTGTAAGTTGAGGTCGCCTTCTCGTACGGTTGCAGCATCAATCATCTGTTGATAAAAGTTAAAGATGGCAGTACTGTTTGCTGCATTTGGATTTTTATCAAAATCTTCAAAAGCGGCAGTGAGTCCTGTATATATCTTTAAAGTTCCTCGTTCATCAGCCAGGAATCCGCTTATCTCCTTATTGGCTTCTGTCACTATATCTCTAAAGTTTTTATACCGATCACCATACACTGCTTTTAACGCTTCATCGGCTTCGTTTTTCAATTTTTGCACATACGCATCGGCTTTTCTGACATAGGCATCAGTTTTGGTCTTATCTAGATTTAATCTCTCTTTTGACAACTCGTATGCTCTGTTTTTATCCTCAACACTTAGCTTAAAGAATTCGTCCCTACGTGCTTGCGCCCACTGTTCTGCTTGCATATCAGCGTTTTGCCAAATGTTTTTCCAATCCAACGCTTTTTGTGACAACTTAAATTTTGCAAGGTCTAAGTCTTGCCCCTGCTGCGCTAAACCTCTGCGATAATATCTTTCATACTCTCTTGCTTCCGCTTCCGTCATATCCATTGTGGCATCAAATATTGATTTATTAATTTGTTCAGCAGTTAAATTGTTCAAAGCAGCAGTACGGGCAGCCGTCACCGCATCTCTACGTATCTTTCTTGTCAACTCGTCTTGTTTTAACTTTTGCACATCTCTCTGTTTAAGCGCTTCCATGCCGGTTTCACCAGCTACGGCAAGTCCTTGCCCAATACGACCTAACAATCCAATATCAGGCTGTTCTTTGCTTACGCCCGGTGTGACTCTTCCACTTGTTAAAGCACTTATTAAATTCGATCTGCCAGTGGCTTGCCTTACGCGCTCATCTTCTTTACGCTGACCGCGACCCTGACCAATGGCGGCTAATAAACTGCCAATAGAACGTGTTCCGGCCAGTGCCATTTCGGGGTTGTCTCTTACTGCTTTGCCAAGACGAGCCAGCATAGACTGTTGAGGTTGTTCTACCTCTTCTTCATCTGTAAAAGTTGGAACCGCAACTGCTTCTTCATCTCCGCGTTCCACCTTAGTTTCAATTAATTTGTTCTCTATAGTGTTTTCCGGAGTTTCTATATCTACCGGTTCAACTTCCACCTTGTCGATGGAACCAAAAGGCTCTGTTGGAACCTTAGAACCTGGTGGCAATTCATCCGTAACAGGTGACGTAGGCTGACCAGCCGTAGGCGTAGGCCTTATGGACATTTTAGGAAAACGCTCAAACATCCGACCTCCTCCAACAGTTTGAAAATCCATACTGTTTCTTACTGAGGCTGGTATGCTGACATTAGGATTATCACGATAGGAATCTGCTGTAAGACGCTTAGTAATAGGATCTGTTTGGTCTGTTGACTTATCGCCCGTAAGATCAGAGAAACTTTTAGATGATTTAGACCAAGCATCCATTGCTCTGTTATTGTATGCGTTGCGTTCTTCTGAAGTCATTTTAGCCAACTCTTCAGAAGAGAGAGGGGTAAACTGCTCGCCCGTTGAAGGTTCCTCAGTTAAATTCCTTACCAACGAGTCATCAACGGTTGCGGTATCAGCTAAAATATTTGCAAAAACAGGTTCAAATTGCGCTCTGTTTTCCAGCCCACCTTCGCTTTGCGTAACCGCATTCATCAAAGCACCAGTAGGTATGTCAGACATTAGCGTATCTAAATTTACATCTATACCATCTTTTTTAAGTATTGCCGGTATGTTAATTTTGTGGTTAGCAATACCTGTAGAATCACCACTTGTATGCGCTTCTATAAATTGGCCAAGCGTAAACCCCTTATCTTTTTTTACGCCATAGTCGTGAAGTGCCGCTTTAGCACCTGACTTCTTATCTCCAAACTCAACAAAACCGCCTGGCGTATTGCCAACAACCGTAGATTCGCCAAATGCAAATCCCGGGTTATCAGCTGAATAGAATCGTGCAGCCTTGCTTTTTGGAAGGCGTATGCCTGTTGGGTTGTTTGACCTACTTAAAACATTGCTCATACTGCACCTAAAGGTGTTATGCCGAATTTCTGTTCAGCTATTTGTTCAAGCAGTTTGCGCGTCATTGGATCGCTTACTAATGTTTGCCCAATGCCCGGCTGCGATGCCTGTTGTGTTGTTGTAGGCTGGGCTTGCGGATTGAACGCCTGTATCAGCTTGTCTTGTTTGGCCTGTTCTTCTGCTCTTTTACGATCACGTTCAGCCTGTTGATTTGCGTACATACCTTGAGCAAGACTTAACCCTGCCGGTATTGCAAATGGTAAAAATCCTGCCATTTTATTCTCCTTCTTCTCTTCTTCTTCTTGCTTCTGCTGCTGCTCGTCTGGCCGAGTCAAACATGCTGCTTTGACCGGTTTCTTGGTTTAACCCTCTCATTTCTTCATAAATTAATGCGCGTTCATTCGGGTTAATTCCTGCACCACGGTCATTAAGTATTTTTTCAAGTTCTATAAACCTTCTCATATTATCAGGTGACATAAATGGACTTGCTTGAGGCATAGAGCTTAAACCTTGAGCATCTCTAAACCTTTGCGATGCTTCTTCACCTAAAACTTCACTGTCTATGTTTTCTGTTAAACCTTGTAGTAATGGATCTAACCTACGATCATTTAAATCTTGACCAGCCAATATTGCGCCTATCGTATCCATTTCAGCTTGTCTTCCGGCCAATGTCAGTCGCTCGTCTTCGCCTTCTCCTAATCTTCCGGTCATTGCAGCTTCACGTAGTCGAGCTTCTAATGTTGGATCGTCGTCAAACGTACCCGTCAAACCAGCGCGTGTGGCATCACGTCCTAATGCAGCCGTTTCCAGTTCGCTCTGTAATGCTCTGGCTTGCTGTGTTTGTATTGGATCAACGCCTTCTATGCCTTGATCAAACAGTCCGGTCTGACCGGCTTCAGCTATTCTACGCTGTAAGTCTTGGGTATCTAATCCGCTTCGTGTGGTTTCACCCGTTAGCGTTTGCTGACCATCGATCTCACCAAACAACTGTGATTCTAACTGGCGTTCAGCACGACCTTCCTGACCTTCTATTGCTCCACGTTGCGCTGCTGATCTGCGAATGTCCTCTGCACCGGTGCGTTCCTGTAAGCCGGTTTGACGTTCACCTAATCCTAACTGGCCACGCTGTATATCAGACTGCAATGTCTGCCTACCGTCTACTTCGCCAAAGATGTCTGCTTCCTGGCGTTGTCCGGCCATTGTTTGACCGCCTCTAAACTGACCGGTTTGACCGGCCTCAGTAACTTCTCTTGCCAGTTCTTGCGTAAGCCTGTCCTGATCGAAACGACCTTCTTGCAGACCCATACCACGTTGACCCAAATCAAAACCTTGTGCATCACGTAAGTCCTGTTGTCTGCGTTGTGCAGCTTGAGCTTCAAGTGCTAACCGGTTACGCTCATCGCCCTCGCCCATTCTCGCTAAAGCAGCCGCTGTATCGCCACCGCCTCGCAATACACCATATCGACCCAACTGCTCGACGAGTGCCTTACGTGCTTCGTTCTGGCGCATCTGCTGATCGGCTAATTGTGATGCTAAAATCGGATCGTCTGTTCCACCAATTCGATCCATGTATTGCTGACGTAACGCACCTTCTAACGTATCAGCCATTGGTGCAGCTTCGGGTTCAACCACATTTTGAGCGGCTGCCATATCCGCACCGGCACCTAATGCGTCAGTAGGCGTAGTTGCATCAGCAGCTAAACCTTGAACAAACGATGGGTCACTTAAAGGATTTTCTGTAACCGGTTGGCTTCTGCGTTCTTCTTCCATTGCTCTAACAGCTAACGGATCACTTAATGGATTTTCTGTTACCGGCTGACCAGTAGCTAAGTCAGATACAAAGCCAGGATTGCTAATTGGATTTACCGTAGTTGCTGGAGCTTTGCCAAAGTTTGGATCGCTTGTCGGGTTAACCGTTGTAGCCGGCGCTCTACCAAAATTTGGATCGCTCGTTGGATTCACCGTTGTTGCTGGTGGCCTTCCAAAGTTTGGGTCGCTCGTTGGATTCACTGTAGTTGCTGGCGCTCTTCCGAAATTTGGATCACTTGTTGGGTTGACCGCTGTGGCTGGTGCTTGTCCAAAATTCGGATCACTTGTTGGGTTTACATTAATTGCCGGTTGAATAGATGCTGCGCTTTGTGCATCAGCCATGCTTGGTTGAGCTACCGGCTGTTGCGCCTGTGCCATCGATGGTTGGGCTATTGATGGCTGAGCCACTGGCTGTTGTTGTTGCGCTTGTGCCATTGTAGGCTGCGGTGCTTGGCCTGTTAAAGTTTGCTGGGTTGCATTTTGACTAAAACCTGCTTCGTTAAAATTTTTCATTCCAGCAAGCAACATCTGCTCTTGCTGCTCTGGTGACATAAACTGGTTACTGCTCTCTATTGCCCTACGCCTTATTTCATCTTCAGAAAATTGCGGTTGCTCTTGCTGTAATTGGCTACTAAAATCCATACCTGCTAACGGACTTTGTGCTTGTGCCATTGCTTGTTGTGGGCCTGTCATTCCACCTTGTGCTTGAGCCATACTTGGCTGCGGTGCTGGTGCTTGCGCTTGAGCCATCGACGGAGCCGGTGGTGGCGGTGGAGGAGGTGGTGGTGGCGTAGCGCCACCTTGCGCCTGTTGCATCGTTGGCTGTTGCTGTTGAGGTTGCATTCCACCTTGAGCTTGCGCCATTGTAGGCTGTTGATTTTGAGCCTGACTACCGGCAGCTATTGCACTCACTAATGGATCTTGTTGACCTTGTGCTTGAGCCATTGACGGCTGACCATATGTCTGCGGTTGTTGAACACCAGCACCTTGAGCCTGTGCCATTGTAGGCTGTTTCTTTTTCTTCTTCTGGCTACCGCCTGTCATCATCTGCTGATAGTTAACCGCTGTCATTATTCTATACCTGTTTTACGTTGACGCACATTTCCAATAGGCTTGTATTGAAGACTTGTACGTCGTATAGTGAATGTTTCATCTAAATTAAAATTAGTAAAACGCAACATGCTTCTTGAGTCATATCCAAATAAGTCTGTATCGCTTGTTAATGCGCTTACGTCTGGTGCAAGGTCAGACGTTCCTAAAACAAACGTGCTATTCAAAACACTTCCGGCACTACCCATGGTAACAGTTTGTGTATTAGAAACAATTCCGGCAGCTACTTGCGATATAGACATATCAAATGCACCTACATTGTCATACAACAATCGGTTATATAGCCACCTACACTCTGTTGCATCACCATACGGACTTACAGAGGCTGTTTCAAAATACGCTTTAATAGCACTTCCATCGTCATTGGTTCCACTGTCGTGTTTCATTATTCTACCAGCAAAATCTCCAGCATGTGGCAAATCGTCTATTAATGCCACGCTGTCTCGTTCAAACCCGTTATAAGGCCCAAACCAAGCATTTAAACGATATGAATACACAACCACACTATTCATTCTGGTTTGAGTGCTGTCACCAAAAGGCAAAAAGAACCAAACCTGCTCTTGTGCTGGGTAATACATAGCGAACGAAAAGGGCAGACGAGCTACATTTAAGTTTGACCAGTATCTATCATCCAGCGCTAAAGAGATCTTCTCAACGCTTGCACCGCCTGACCATTGATAAATGCCATCGTCTCTTACAAACAACTGACGCTCGCCAGGAACCGTGACAATACTTTTACCAGCAATCGTTCCGCGTTGCGTCCGTTGTTGTTGTTGAAACGGTATAGTGGAGTTACCTGTTGGCGTAAGTGTATGAATGCCTTGTTCTGTGTGAACAGACAAATAGTTTTGAAATGGGCGTAATCCTGTTACGTCATAACCTATTGAATGAAAACTTAATGAACCCCAAGTTTCTATATCACCTGCATCGCTCCTCCATATGCGATCAGCCGCTCCGTTTAAATTGCCAACCCATGCACGATTTTCCCAAAAGGTTACCCATTTTGGTTTTGTAAACCTTGAATCGTCATCAAGCGTTGCTGCGTTGGCTGATCCACCCGTCCATTTAATGCCGTCTGTGTCCTGACCGTTTACGGCGATCAATGTGTTTCCGGCCAATACCCAATCCCACGTATAGTCATTGCCGGCGGTTATGGTGACGCTACCTGTTCGATCTGTTGCTGTTCCACCTGTAACGTCAAAAAACTTATTACCTGCAAAAGCAAACACTTTTTCTGTTCCGGCTAAGACAACCTGACCACAAGCTGTTATTGTCGCACCGCTGTTCATAGCAGTAGCGTTAAATTTTGCAAAACCGTTACGTTTAGCTACCTCACCGGCCAACCCAACCGTGCAGTTTTCCATTTCGTAAATACCATCAGGTGGCATATCTTCAGCCGGTAGACTGTAGTTTACCCCACTTCTCCAAGGGCCAAGGCGTAACGACTCAGCTGCAATCGGCATTAGCTTAACGATCCTTCAGTGGGCGTGAACGAAAACTTGTTGCTGTAGCTCTCATCTGACCTACGCATACGATACGAACGGTTACCTTGCACGTTCATGTTTTGTCTGGACGCTATAGCAATCACGCGCTCCATCTCTTGCTTGTCTGCTATTGCGCCCTGATCGTCACCTTTTTCCTGTTTATACAACGCAGAGATGCCGTGTATCAATGCAGGTTGACAAACCGCCGCTACATATGGCGTGATCGAATCGTTGTCGTTGGAAGAAGTGAACGTGGGTATGGACGAGTAGTAGCGATACGCAATCGTATCTACGCCGTCCGGTTCCGGATACAGCGTGACTTCAATGTTACCACTGGAGTCTACGCCATCAATAGCTACCCATCGCGGATCACCATTTATACTGGCATCCGGATCAGCCGCATCAATGTCTTGCGTAGACATAATGAGAATGACATGATCTTCAGTAGTGTTGCGAAACGACAACGGAGCCACTACGTCACTGGCTAACGAATACGTACGAGTGCCGTTGCTTGTATTAAACGTCGAAGATTTAAATAACCAGTTCCATTTTTCACGCGAGGCTATATCTTGAGTGACCAAGTTTAAATAGTCACGCGCAGAGTCTTTAAAAACAGAACTACTTGTGTTTAATCCAACACGCCGTAGCGCAATCTGAATAATCTGCAAATTTGTCATGCTAACCCTATATTAAGTTAGCCCATGCTCCATTTTCATACCCTTGAAACTTGTTGTCCGTAGAGTTGTAGATCAGCATTCCGTTTACTGCGGTCAGTGCGTTGCGTTCAGTTGTTGTCAAACTTGCAACCGTTAACGTATCTGACAGTTTTACGGTGTCTGCCTCTACCGCTCCAATCAACGCAGAATCTCCAAAGAAACTGGCCGCGTTGACTTGTCCAAAAGTTTCTGACATTTACTGATGCGCCGTAGTTGCGATCTGATCGAGATCGTATTCGGACAAGTTATCGCCGTTGTTGTCCAACCAGCGGTCTGTCCAAATGCGTACGGCTTCCTCTCCACGATCTTTAATACGCGACGGTGGATCGGGTACGAATCCTGGTGCATGAGTTACTTCTCCAACAGCACGAACATGATTCCGCACTTGGCTGTTGGTTACCGGTGACTTGCGCTGACGAGTGTGCGTTTTATCCAGGTCGAGCGCCTTGCGAATTGCATTTTTTGTTTCATCAGACCCCTTCAAAATGAGGTCAGCAATCTGATCTGGCGTGACACTGGCTGCCGGTGCTTGCTCGACAGGTGTAGCATCTTGCACTACTTCGGCCAACTGTTCCGGCAGGGTATGCTCAGTTTTTTTTGCTGTAGGCATACGTTTTGCCATTTGTATTCTCTTTCGTTAAAACGTGCGACGATGGGCTGGAGGTATCACATCGTGGAAACCCACCGCCACACGAAATGTTTAATCAGTTTAACTGAATATTAATACCAATGTATGCACCGCTAGTACCTAATGACGTAGCATAGCCAACTTGTGCGTGAGACGCATCTGCGACCTCTACTGCACCAGCCGTAGCATCAGACATCATTACATCTCCACCTGCTGGAGGAGTACCGTCCGATAAGGCTGTTGCAATACCGCGAACTTGTATCCATCCATAATAACCACTAGTAAATGAAATTGGAGTTATGCCAGCTGGAATACAATCAGCAGTACCTACTGCGGCACGTACTTGGTTGTATAAGTTTCCTGTAAATACCGTATCAGTAGCGGTAGTTACAGCTACTTGCAACCCATCATACAAAGTAAATGTTACTGCATTGCTACTTGCTGCCGTATTGCTTTTGATGCGATAACAATAACCTTCACCTGCATCGTCTTCAGTATGAAGATAGCCACCAGCATACTGATCTTTTGTAGCCGATCCAACAGTACCCGAATCGGTATACGTTACCTCAGTAGCACCAGCCGCTGCTGCGGTGAGCTTGCCATCTTGAACAGATATAGCCGTAGCACTTATATCCTGAGAAACCAAAAGACCTGCGCCCGTAGCAGCCGCAAAACTTGCATACCGAAAAATACGACCATCGGATAACTCTAACTTTTCACCAAGCCTGTGCTTGGGTGTGGATGATTCTTCAAAGATGCCTTGACCGCCATCTCCTCCGATTCGATCCAACCCATAGTTGGCGTTTTGTATTGTACTCATTGTTCATTCTCCTTTGTCCTTTTCTTCGGACTCAAAAGGCTCATTGGCTTGAACCTTGGAAGTTATTAATCGTTCAAGTTGTAGATAACACCCTGACGACGACGGTTATTGGTAACGACTTGCAATCCAACTGTGATAAATGCAACCTTTGCAAGTTGGTTTGCGTTTTCTTTAAACGGAGTCTTGCTGAAGTTCATTCCAGCTTGCATGTGCAACTTGAGATAATTTGTATTCAAGAAATACATACGACCCGTTCCGCAATCGCGGTCATACTGCACCGGTATGCCTCTGAACGAAGGCAAGCGACCGTCTACGCCCGGTGAATCTTTACCGGACAAACGCTGATAACCCGTGCCTTCAAATATTTCTTCAAAATCAGCATAGATGCTGTTCGTTGTGAAAATATTTGTTGGCTGTTCGTTACCCTCCGATACATCGTTCCAAAGCGTTGACATACGAATCATACCTTCGTAAAAGTTCGTATTGACAATCGTTTTAAACGAAGTGTCGGCTGTAGCGTTGTTCGCTTTGTTTTGCCACCAGCTATTACCGGACACCGTGATACCGCCCAACGTAGTTGGAGTCGTTCCCGGTGCATCAGCAATAACGTCTTGAAAACCTAACGGAGCTTTACCGGTCTGAGCAGAATAAAGCGAAGAGTTAATCTGATCGCGCAAGGTCAACATACTCTGACGAGTCTTTGCTTCCAAAAGCGACATCGCTGCTTCGCGTTTACGGTTCTCTTGCTCTTCGGTAAAGTTAATCGTAATAGGCACTGCGGCGTATCTAAACGGATAGAACGCGGCTGTAATTCCATCGACCGCATCGGTATTTAGCACGTCATATCCTGAGAAATATTGCGCTGAGTTACCGGCATACAAAATATCTGCCTGTATCTCTTTGCCACCGTTGTCGGTGACCAATGCTCCACCGGAGCGGAACATGTCTAAAGTTGGGTATGCGTCAAAGAAATTGTCCGTAAGTTCCTTGCGCTTACTACGCATAGTTAAAGTCCACGCAGCATCCCACGTTTCTGTTGTTGATGTTGCTGCCATAATCTATTTTTCCTTATTCAAAGCCTAACTTGGAAAGACCCGACAATACATCGGAGTCGCTAAGTGGGCCGTCACTTTCCGTTGCATCTACACCTTGCGTTCCACGCACTGCACGTTTTGAGGACTTACGTGCTGACGTATCGCTGTTACGCAGATCGGCTGCTCTGTTAGCCGTAATACCTGCGTGTAGCTCATACGCCTCTTTAACCGTATACGGGTTACCCGTAGTTGGGTTATTGATCTTGGTCGTAGCAACAATCTGATCGGTATACGCATCTAAATCATTGCCATACACTTCTCGCGCCTCACCTACCTGCGTGGCGATATGCGCGGTCTGCTGACCCTGCACGTACTGGTTGGCCGTAGCCAACTGTTGCTGTAACTGCTGCACCTGACTGTTCAAATCGTTTACTGCATTGCCAACCCTATGTTGAATGATCTGCTCGACGGCATCTACGCCTCGCGCTTCATCTTCCGTAAGGTTGGCTCTCATTGCATCAACCGGATCTTGTTGCTGCTGTTGGGGTGTAACAAGGGTTTGCACCCTGTTGGCCCATTCGCCCTGTTGTGCTTCGATCTGTCGGCGCTGCTCTGCAAGATCCTGTTGCGTTCGCGTGAACTGCGCTTGCATGTTTTTTGCCAACGGAACTAACGGCTGATACTGCTCCGGCACATCGTCTGCGTTACCGCGTAACCAATCGTGCCGTTCCGGGTCAAAATCTGACTGTGCATCAGAGTGTCCAGATGTTTCCGACTGTGCTTCATTGGGTGTGTCATCTGCGAAAAGTTCAAGTGATGATTCAGTTGACTCTGCGTTAGATGAACCCTCTGAAGGTGACGTGTCTTCTCCACCGGAGTCCAAAGCTAGTACTGATTCGGACATCTATTGTTCTCCTTCGTTGTATCTCTTCTCTGCCAGAGCCACTGCTTCTTCGGGTGTGTTTCCAAAAGAAGGCGTTGGGGTGTCTGACGGTTTTGAGTCCGTTACATCGGAGGTTATGTGACAGGTCGAACCGCCCACACGGTCAGCACTCTCTGTCACGTTGTATTTTTTTAACAATTCCTGTTTGTGGCTGTAGCTCTCCACCACTTCGCCAAAGCCCGCGTGAAACTTTCCATACATATTGCTGTGTGAGTTATGTATGAAGTTGCTCTTGATAAACAACATGGCTGCACGTTTGTCGCACTGATCGCATTCAATCGTGCGCCTGACCTTGCTTGAGTCGTTGGCTACGTCAATCTGACGATGCCCGTCTTCGCATTCGTAATCGTGAAATACCAGCATTATCCTTGACCCGGTGCGTTCTGTACGGCTTGACTAACTTCCTGTGCCTGACTGCGTACGAGTGATAAAATGTTTCCTTCCGCTACTCCGGCGTTACTGCCACCTCCACCGGCTGCTTGCGGTGCCTGACCTTGCGCCATCTGGTTCAGCATCTGCTGATGTTGCTGTATGTGGTTTTGCACTACGCCCATCACCTGTTGCTGTTGTTGTGGCAGTAGTTGCTGGAACTGTGGCAACTGCTGTATCTGTTGGTGGATCTGTATGTGCATCTGATGATTCTCGTTTGGCGTGACACCCGGATCGCCACCGTTAATCAGGTAGGCTACGTTCTCCAGTTGTGCCGCTTTCAACGTGTCACCGTCTTCTGCATCACCTAAATACTTGTCAGGGTCTTGCACACGGAACGATGAAAGCAATGACTTGATCGCTTCGATGCGGTTTATCTCCGGCAAGTTAATCGTCATGTTGAACAGTTGCAGTGCATCCTGACGTTCTAACTGTTCGGTCAACGGCTGCATACTACCGGCTTCGATGTCGATCTTGTAACGTATGCGTAACAGATCAGCAGTCACTGCTTCGTATACCGGATCTTCGGTATCTCTGGCTACGTTGACCAAGAAGTCATCGGGTAAATAGCGCTCATCGGCCATCATACGCAGCGAGTTGCGAACAACAGCACGGTAGCAATCGGCTACGCGCAACTGCATCCACTCGCGGTTGACCTGAGCAAAACTTGCAGACAAGCTGGCCTGTGTAGCCGTAACCTTCGGCCCACCGCCCATCGCCATCTGCGATACGTTCAGACTTTGTTCCTCGTAACTTTGTGCATCCGACTCCAGACCCAACTGATCCGGTGGAGGGTTGCCAAAGTTCATCTCGCGCATCGAAGTGCTTGGATCTTCCACCCAGATGATCTCACCGTCACGACCGCCCTCTAAGGTGTCGCCGATGTCCTGGTTAGCTTCGCGTTCACGGCGCGAGGCTAAAACCACACGCTGGAACCGTTTTAACAGATCGGCTCTGCGTGATACGGACTCAACAATAAGTGACTGTGTATCCTCGACATACGCCATTGGCGGTTCGCCGTAAAACGAGCGTTCGGTCTGGTCAAACCGCAGTGCGTGATACGGAAAGCCACCGTCCATCAGGTAGCCACCAGCCGGCTCAAACTCACCGGTCATACGTTCTTCACCGGTAAACGGATCGGTTTCGGTAATAGGGTTCATTGCCAAAAACGGATGATCGACTTCTTCAATCGGATCGGTCACTCCTTCGGCAAACGTGATGCGCTTTTTATGCAAGCGGTCATGGATTTCATACAGGCAAACCATCTGACCCTGCTTGGAATGCTGCACCGCGTCATACTCGTCTGAGTGTTCTGCATCTTGCATGTCATAAATAAACGCGTCGGCCTGATCTTCATCGGACATCGCCTCTATCTGCCTACGGTTCACAAACCGGTCGTCCTCTTTCACAAACTCTAAAGGCACCATCATCTTTTCGATGATATACCGTGCGCCTGACAATTTGTGCGGTGGACATAACGGATCGACGTAGACGTTAAACGGCGACACCCGATGCACATACGGAAAGTCGTTTTCAGCAGCATCGTTAATCGTGTATGGTGCAACAATGTCGTCGTCACCCGGTGGGTTATAGCCAAACTTCAGCCAACCCACACTACAAAACAACGCATCAAAGATGACCTGTTGCACTTCGCGTTTTGCATCCATCTGCTCTAACGCAGCATTGGCTACACGCTCCAGTATCTCCGCAGCAAACTCACGACCCGGTTCTTCGACCTTGAAAAACACATGCGGATAATTGAAAGAGACACTGGCTATGATCTGACGCGCCAATGGATACATGCGACTGATCTTGACAATTTTATCCTCGTCCAGACCAGGCACATCAAAGTCGAGTTCGTAAGTCTTTAAGAGTCTACGCCACGTCTTGTGGCGCGTCTTCATATACTTACGACCGTCTTCGATGGCTCCACGCCAGTATTCAATCTGCCGTTGTTTCAACCTATTTGCCTTTGCCGACCTTCTTCAAGTTGTCCGACCCTGCCGGTTTCGCTTTTACGCGAGTGCCTTTTTTACTGCGGTTCGGCTTGGTCGTTGTTGGTGTACCGTTAAAACCCTTCATAGCAATTTCTCCTGTTATGCCAGTGCGTAACGCCCTTTGCGCGTACCCCAGCCTTGTTCCATCATGTCAATGACTTCTTGTCCGGTGCCTTCATACGGCTGCTCTTCTTCCGGTTTATGCGGTCTGTATACGTGCATCATTGCATAGCGCAATTCATCTGCTGCGTGATCTTCTGCATGAGTGTCCAGATCCTCCGGATTCTTGTTGCTTCGTGGCAACGCCGGCATGGTTCGCATCAGTGCATCGTTCCATCCGTTAAAGCAGAAAAAGCGCTCTTTAATCAGCGCGTCGTTAATCACACGCCATCCGGTGATACGGTCGTTGGATGCTCTGGTTAAAAACAATCCGCGCTCTGCAAACACATCTGCCGGTGAATGAGAAATAGCAGCCGACAAACGGCGCTTGGTAAACATCGAAGGATCGCAATAGATGGTTTGTGGGTAGCGTCCATCCGTAAACGGACAACTCTCAATCATCTTGCAAATGTTGTCTGCATGTTGCGATGCACTGGCGTTGTCCTGGTAGTATTCTGCGATGCGATAAACGTTTCCATCAAAGTCTACGGTATATAAGCCAAAAGAGGTTGGTGCAGCTTCACCGTAGTCCATAGCGCCAAACAACGGCCAGTGTTCGGGTATTTCGTAACTGTTGACCGTGATCTTCTTTTCGTTCCAGTTGGTGAAATATTGGCCGACAAACGCATCCCAATCGCCTTCCAGCCATGCCTTTACCAGATGCTCATCGCCTACACTTTTCAAACGGTTGATGTAGTGCGGATCGCGGTCTAACAAAATCTTGTTGTCCGTAACCAGACTGCGGATATACATACGGTTCATACCGTCTTCACCCTCAATCACCGTGCCTTCCGGTGCAGGGTCAATAAAGTATTTTTTGATATTCTGGTGATTTGGCCCACCGGGGTTACCGGAACTGACGATCTTCTTGTCCGGAACATCAGCACTGCCCGAACGCAAACACGCCTTGATCTTGTGATAGGCTTTTAAGTCACTCCAGCTACCTAACTCATCAAAAGCAACAAACGTAAAAGCCATACCCTGATAATGGTCTGCATCGGCTTCGTTTTCTATGTGTCTGAGCTTCAGTGTAGCTCCGTTTGGAAACTGCCATGTATGCGTTCCGACCTTGTATTCGGCATCCGGATAGAAATCTCGATACATTTTGCGCGTCTGATCTACAATTTCGTCCAACTCCGGGTAGGTACGCCTAAACAACACGCCCTTCCAGTGTTCACCGTATTTCTGGACACCCATCAGGAACATGTAGCACAATGTCCACGACTTACCACCACCTCGACCGCCTCCGTAGAATATTTCATCTACAAAATTGGCACGTATGGCCTTTTCTTGTGGGCCGGGTTGCGGTTGCCAGTTCATTTTGCCTTGACCTTGACTTTTTTCGGCTTTTCAACCGGAACAGTGCGCCAATCCTTGTTCTCACGGTGCAGACCGCCCCAATTATCCACAATCTTGGGCGCACGACTATCGGTTGGATAGATTTTTGGCCGATAGGTCTGCTCTTCAAGTATCATGCCACTGTTTCCTCAATCGTGTATTGCGCTTCCACCATCTGCTCGTTCTGTTTCAGCCATTCCTCGTAGCTTTCAGCCACCGGCGGTGCGTTCAACGGCCTAACTTCCACCGTATGCTCGACCTGTAGACGGTTATCTCCGACTTCTTCGCGGATCTCTTTCAACACTTTCAACTTCAGCGCTACACGCTTGTCGTCGATCTTGTTGTAAATTTCTTCCAGTGCCAGCACCCGATTCTTTCGCCAGGCCAACGGCACCTCATCAAAATTCTTGCGATCTCGCTCCAGTGCCTCCTGTAACGCTTCCTTGAACTCCGGCTTTTTACGCCATGCAGCCACCGTAGACCGATTCACATCCAGTGTTTTGGCTACTTTCTCTCCACACTTGTTCGGAGTCCACCGATCCAGCACAATCAGTTGCACTGCCTGTTGCTGTAGTTCGCTTAACGCCATCAGTAACTCCACAATGCCGGACGCGGAACATGGAACCCGTCACCCGACCCGATAACGTCCAGATGCAAAAACCTGTTTGATCCGGACTGCTGAACCCCGATACCCGTAAACCCCAGCTTGGTTGCTGCAAAAAGCACCTGATAGGCAAACGCCCTCTCACATGCTACATCCACCGCTTTGCCAGAGGTATGCGAACCGGTTGGCCTACCGTCTGCCAACTTTGCCGCCTCAATCGGATGATCCGGCGAACGATACCCCGACGTAACCGTTAACGGCTTACCCACTGCCTCTCGCAACTTCTGCAACTTATCCATCAAATCCTCATCCACCCGGCACATACCCGTTGCCGTGCACTTCATCTCGTCAAACGAGAAGTTCGGCCAGCGGTCTGAAGGCCATTCGGCCTGATGGTAATCTCTTTGCATGATGCAAAAATACCGAAGTAGAAATCGCACAAGAGATACAGTTGTGCAGTACATGCACTTTTTTTTAAAAAATTTTCACAGAAATAAAAAAAAATTTGACAAATGGTTTTCACGGAGTTATGGTTGGGGGGGTAAGGGGGGGCAAACCGGTTAAACACGTCAAACGTCACAATGTGTACACGGTGTACCCAGTGTACTCAGTGTACCCAGTTATAACCGGTGTACCCAGTGTACCCTACGCTGACAAAACGTGTACCCCACCCAACCACCCATGGCAAATAAGAAAAGTGTCACATTTTAACCCAATCACCCAATAACACGGTGACACAGTGTACCCAGTGTACACACCTCCACAACATTCGCTCACGTCCAGCATGGTCACACGGCGGCAACTACGCAAAATTTAGCGCACGAACAGGGTCACGTATGGACAAATTATGGTGCTGAGATGGACACGCATATGGACGGGTATATACGGGTTCGTGTGCTTTTGACGGCACCCCCGGTCGCTTCGCCTCGACCACTGGCCACAACCGAAAACGAACACAAACACAAACCAAAACCAACACAAAAACATAGTGCAATATTGCCGGTTATAGGACTATGCCACACTATCCGACGTAGACTATGGACCAGGTTTAACCGTTTATATTGTCGCATCGATCCGCTAATATAAACGCGTATTAATTTGATTGATTGGGTTGGATTGGATTACGGATTCAAGTATCGGAGCGCGATCAATAGCAGTCGCAGCGTTAGCAGCGTTAATCGTTCGCAGTAGTCGCCAGCGCTTGACAATTTGTCAAAAATTGACCCAGCGCAAACCATACCGGCCGGCGCGATACCTTGCCGACTATGCACAAAAAAACGCCCTACCAGCGTAAACCGGCAAGGCGCTCTATTTTGTTTATGTGGTCTATTTTATCGCGTCTAATGCTCTTTGGAATAAATAACAGTGAATCGATACCCAGGACAACAAAGTAACAAAAACGCGTATATTACTGCCAAATAAAACCTTGCCTATTATATTTTTGACGGTTTCCATTTAATGTACTCCGATCAATACGGGTGTTTGTTTGGTATCACTACGGCCGCAAAAATGGCCCGATTTTGTACACTCGCCACATTTACCAGGACATACAAACGCCTTGGTAATTCCGGCATCAATTCCGGCATTGCGTACGGCGCGTCTATATTCCGGCGTATTGTATTTACCTTTTAACTTTTTGTCAATTTCTACAGCTATAAAATCACCTCGCACTATTGGCAATTGCGAAACCTTGGCGCGCAAATGTTCGGCGCTTGCGCCATTGCTCAAGTTAAGCAAATAGTTATCTGGCCATCCTATTTTTGGCGCTCGTTTTGTAGCGTAGTCCAGTAATAACTGCCAAGACTTAGAGTAACCGTAGACGCGTAAATCTGGGCGCGATCTAAGCAATACAAACCAATACGTAACAGTTTGCAAGCTATCAAAATCACCGTCAACATATAACCGGCAGTCTATACCGTTTGGCAATTCCAGCGTTTTTTTGGTTATCAGTTTGCGCCCTTTTGGCGACTTGATCAATAACGTATTTTGAACCTGGCGAAATAGCGCTGTAGGATAGCGCCAGCTTTTCACAGTATAGCAATAACCAGCGCCAGCCACATTATCCACAAACCAACAAGCGCCAGCGCCAGGACAAGTTACGCCGGGTAATGTGCTAAAACTGGCAAACGGTAGCTTATTGTTTCCGTCTAAATTCCAAACGCTAAAAGGCGTATTCTCTGGCATACCTTGGTCTATCCATTGCGCCAGTTTATTGGCGTAATATTTCCAGGTGCCTATTTTGTCATCGCCATCAATACGGCGTAACAATTCCACAACCTTGACGCTATCGCCAGTGCCGGCGCTTTGTGCAATTTCTAGCGCTTGTTTTTTTGTCATAACAAATTTAGCCATTATTTGACTGCTTTCTTTCGGCAATCTCATCGGTGACAATAACGAGCGCGTTAAACTCATCGCGAAAATATTGCTCTATTGTCATTCTCTTTGGTTTGCGTTCTACTTTTGGCGCTTGTCGCCTATCGTCTAACACTAACTGCTTTTGCTCTATTTTGCTTAACATAACCAAACCTTTCAGTTAATAGTAATATGATATAGAGAAACTTAACATGTAGTTAATTTATTGTCAAGGCCTATAATGTATATATATCTGTTTTTGTTTGCGTATACCTTGCCGGCGTTTGTCCAGGTATAACCGGCGCGAATACAAAACCGGTTTGTTTGGTTTGGTTTTTTCTCTGGTTTGCTTCTGGTTTGTTTCTTGTTTCGGTTTTGTTTGTAAATCAATACAATATATAACGATATCAATTAAACCTGATTGATCCGGAAAACCGATTAAGATTGATTGAGATTGATTGAGATTAGATTGAGATTAGATTGAGATTAATTAGGATTGGAATCGATTGCGATTGGATTAGATTGAGATTAGATTGCACTTGACAATAGATTAATCTGAAGTTAACTTGACTGTCAATCATATTACCACTAACTAATCGAAAGGATTACGATGCAACAAAAAGAACTCGAATCCACGCTGTATTGGTCGCTGAAGAGTAGTTTTGACGATTTGTGTTGCACCAGCCATGACATTGCAAAAATGATGACCGAATTAGATGAGGAGAAGATCATAAATAAAGTTGTTGCCGAAATCATGGAAGGTCGTGAATAATAATTTCGGAAATCCCACACTTTTTACTATAATTCTAACAGTTCACAAAATGGAGCGTATCACAATGACAAATTACAAACATCATTTAGGCAGCCACATATCACTCGACGAAGGCGAACTGGCTGTGTTGGATAAGGTCATCAGTTTGTGTAGCGATTACATTTATGCTGATGCAGTGAGCGATAGGGCGTGTCGGCAACTGCAAGATTGGGTTGAATCTGGCGAAGAAATTGATGCAGCATTAGTTCAGGAAATGATATTCAATCTGATTAATCATCTAAACAAGATATCGGAAAATTTGCGACCAAATGGTATGATTTGGCGACTAAACGATAGCAACGGCATGGAGTTTGGCTTATACCACAACGAATATCAGGAGGAGGTGTAAATCATGACTAAATCAATCACAATATACCATATGCAAGACATTACATCAGGTGATGATTTTTATTATCCGGATCACGAAGATTATAAATATTGGCATGCCAGTGCAGTCATGGACGATAGCGGTGCGGACATCGAAATTTGCAATGATGGCGAATACGGCCAGTTAGGCAAATTGTTTCTACCTGAAACGATACAAATTTATGACGAGGATACCGCCCGATACTGGCCGGCTCACGTTATCGGTAAAATGGAATATTATGACGCTATGATAGACGGCAATAAATTGACTGAACCAATCGAACTTGATTTGGTTCCATCTCACGACGAGGACGATGGCCCCGTTATAGGTGCTGATGAATTTGCGAAAAAACATGGAGATTATTACGAGGCAGAAAAACATTTTGCAACGTGGGCAGATTCAAATGACCCATTAGCTGAGATCACTGCATTTTTAGA